TACTTGGATGTTTACAGCTGACAAAAAATCAGCAGCAACTGGTGGATTAATAACTCCAAAAAGTGCGGGAATATTTCAATTACATCAAGGGGAAATGGTTCTGGACAATGCGGCTGTAGCAGCATTTACTAAATCCCTGAACCTTGTTAATATGTCACAGGAAAATGCATTGGCATCAGTAGGTGGTGGTGGAGCTCCAGTTATCATCAACAATAATAATGTAGATAATAGTATGCAAAGTAGTCAAACAACTGCGGTTTCTATACCCGCACCTACAAGATCTAATGAGTCCACATTGAGGGCGTTACAGGCGGCCTAGTGAGAACTTATTCAGCTCCCACTAGTTTTAATTGATTAAGCTTCTTGAGCTAATTTCTGAAAATAATCCATAGACTCATCACCATCATTGGTTGATTCAACCGCTGGTTTAGGTGGAGCCGTATAAGGTTGACCACCATCAAATGGAACATCTACAGACTTGGGTGCAGAGAATTCGCTACCCAAACCAAGAACACGTTCCAGTTTAGTTTTGAGTTCATCAAATGTTTTGAACTTATCTTCACTTACCAACTCTTTCAAAGAGCTTTCCGACTTCCAGATTTCTTCCAGACGAGCTTCATCATCAAGAAGTGCACTAGGAGCTTCAAACTCAGATTTATCGTAATTAGAATAACCTTCTATTTTACGAATCTTCATCTTAAAGTTTGCACCAGCCCAAAGGTCAAATGGGTTTACTGGACTCTCATCTTCAAACTCTGGATTCATTAGGTCATTAATCTTGTCAAAGATTTTCTTACCGAAACGATAAAGTTTAACTTGACCTTCATTCTCAGGATGAGCTGGGTCTTTGAGGATATACACATTAGATGTGTAATTCAATCTTCGTTTCTGTTTACGGGCAACTTCTTTGTTTGCCTCAATACCAGAATTCCAAAGAGTGGAGTTGTGTTCACTTACTGGATCTTTTTGACCAAGTGTAGTCAAAGAGTTTTCGATGTACCAGCCACCGGGCCCCTGAAATCCATGATTCCAGATTCTTGCCCATGGCAAGTCTTCACCTTCTGGTGCTGGAAGGAATCGGATAACAGCATAACCATTACCTGACTTGTCCAACTCTGGACGCCAGTAACGATCATCAACATCACCGAATGTATTTGGATTGGATATTTTCTCAGTCTCTTTGATTAGAGACGCGAGGTTAGTTTTACTGCGTTGTTTCATATCTGAAAAAGACATATTCTACCTTTCGTATTAGTGTTTAGCAATGTATAGTTTGTTTTGCAGTGTATAATAGTATTATAACATATATTTGAGATTTGTCAACCCCCCTTTCAAATGGGAAGACGTGCGGTTTTAGGAAGGAAGTTGAGTTCTTCAGCTTCTTCCCGAATTTTTTGCTTGAGTTTACCGTTAATTAAACTACCAGCAGTTTCCGTCTCCATATTATTTGATTCACAATAATACAGAACCGCGTCCATGTAACTCATACTAGTATCAGCTACGATATCTTCAATTTTCACAAAAAACTCTTTAGCAGTTTGAGTTTGTAATGCCATTATTTCACTATTCCATTCTTTTTTCTATAATCATTAATTGCTCCCTTAATAGCATCTTCCGCCAATACAGAGCAATGAATTTTGACAGGGGGAAGAGAAAGTTCTTCCACGATGTCCGTATTCTGAACTGTGTTTGCTTCATCCAAAGTTTTACCCTTAATCCATTCAGTCGCCAAAGAAGAAGACGCAATTGCAGATCCGCAACCAAAAGTCTTGAATTTAGCATCGACAATTTTTTCATTTTCATCTACCTTTATTTGAAGTTTCATTACATCACCACACTCTGGAGCACCCACAAGAGCACTACCGACCCTATTACTCCCACTATCCAAACTACCAATATTACGCGGGTTTTCATAATGCTCCATTACTTTTTCTGAATATGCCATAAGTGGTCTATTCCTTAGAATGTTTTTTATTTGAAATTAATTGTACAATCCAAACCATATTACCATTTTTAAGTTTCTTTGTATATGTAGTTTTAAAAGTATAATCGGGGTCTGGAAAATATGGTACTCTTAAACAAGCCATCGTTAGGTCTTCATCCAAACTGGAGTATTATCAAACTCAATTGGTTTGATTGAAAAACTAGTAGAACAACCACACGTTGAAGCTGCTCTTGGATTTTCAAAACGTGGGCCTGGTGCTGATAGATCAGTAGACCACTCAATTTCAAGACCATCAATAACAATATGACTTTTTTTATCTACTACTATATTAACACCTTTTGACTCAAATGTCAAGTCACGCTTGTTTGGATTATCAAATGTAAGTACATATTCATACCCAGCACAACCACCACCCTTAACTGCTACTCGTAGTGGAATATCATTTTCTAATTCTTCATCTTCACGGATTCTCTTAAAGTTTCTTGCTGCTCTTTCGGTAAGTTGAATCAAAAATCTCCCCTTGTTACCGCAGTAATTTTATCTATTTGTGAGTTGAGAATATCTGTTCTACCTGGCCAACGAATATATTCTTTTTTATCACCATCTTTAGCAAGATTCTTGAGAAGTGGAAGAATCAGTTCTTCTACTTGATTCATTCTAGCTCCCCACTTATCGTTGAGCTCTTCCTTACGATCTGTCATCTCATCACTCATAACTCTCATACTATCAGTAAGACTTGCAATCTTAGATTCTATTTTTTCTAACTCAGGTTTCATACTAGCAGTGGCTGTAGAAACTACTGCTTTTGCTGTGTCAACTTGTGTAGTTTGTTGGGCTTTGTACTCGTCTTCGCTGACCGTACTAAATCCAAAATCATTAAAGTCAGCCATTGGTTGCTTCTCCTTCTACTTTATTATTACCACCATTTGTGGCGTGTAATTGTTGTGTTTCTTTATCTTCAGCATCATCTTTATCTTTAAACCAATAATCTGTTGACTTGGCCAGCACACCAACATAGGCCCCAACTAAAATATTAATTAGGTCGCGATGTCCATCTTTGAGATCCGAAAAAAATAACAGATACAATAATATTAAAAATGTTCCAGCTGTAATTAAAGAAAGTGTAAATCTGGCAAGCCAATTCATTCTTTTTCTACGTTCTATTCGTTCAAATTTTAGAGCTTCCACAGGACTTTTCCCCCACAATGCTTCTTCTGAAGCGTTTATCATTTCTTTAGCAGTGTTTACTTTGCTATCACTTTGTCTTGACTTCTTGATATTTTTTGGTATTTGTATTTTTGGTTTATGTATTTGTATCTTTGCCATTAGTTTTCATCCCATTGTAACAATTCATGAACTCCCTGTTCTTCTAAAAGTAGACGATTCTGCCAATGTTGATCTTTAACATCATCTTTGTTCTGTCCATGATATCCAACTGCGTAACCATTTTCACACATCCATTTGTTTATGTTTGTCCATCCACCAAACTCATGTCCATCTTCAGTACAGTTAATCCAAAGCTCACCCAATACTCTACCGAACTTACCTCTACTATCTGACTCTGGACATCTACATTGTATTTCAATATCATCTCTATCTGACAATATTGCCCAATGTACCCACGATGTTAGTGCAGCCTTGGATAACTTACCATAGATTTTTTCGTTCTTGTGTCTTGTTCTGGATTCTGGCGTGTCGATTCCTAGTAAACGTATTCTATTACATATCCGTACATCGAAACCCAAATCAAAAACCGCATCGATAGTATCCCCATCGACAATCTTTTCTACAGCGGTTATGTTGTAGATAAACTCACAGGGTTCTTCATTTATGTATTCAGCCATACTTTAACTCCATTCAAATTCTAGTTGTCCTTTGGGCCCATTCGGCCATGAAACTTTACACACTCCTGCACCATAAGGTACATTGAAATATTTAAAGGCATCTCCTGTTTCTTTTTCGTGTCTTTCTGGAATCAAATACCATGGCGTAGCATCAAGTCGTACTACATCCTGTTCAAACCTACTCCTAGAAACTTTTGCTCTATTATCTGAAGTTGATTCGTTTTGATGTCCTCCTGCCATATTTCCTTTCTAAGTGTGGTGGCCAGTTCTTCTGTTCCCAAGCGACTGGCCGGAGTCGAAACCCTAACTCGGCTATACTTTACGCAGCGAGTGCGTATGAATATGCGGTATAATCGGAATTATTTGCGATTAAATTGTTCGATGTAGGTCATCACCCTTTTTGTTCTCTCTGATATTCTCTCTAGCAATCGAATACCCGATGGCCCCAACAACGAAACACATAATTGATGATAGTGGCCTTTTGTTTCTCAATCATATGTGCCCTTGGTGGAGCCAGCTGGAGTCGAACCAGCGTCTTACCTAGATACCTCCTCAGGTTATCCAACAAAATTCATTACATATATTTATGTCTCACTT